GAAATATCAATAAGATGAATGGGAGGTGATGGTGTGGTTTCTAAAGAACGATTACAGGAATTATCGATGCTGTCCATAGAAGATATCGATATCGACGCATTGAGTGATTTACGGGATATTCATATTGATCCGAAACTGCCAGTGAAAAAAAGAATTTCTTCCATGATGAAACAAACCCAAAATCCATATATTCATCGGATAGGAGACTATGTTGTAAAAGTGAAATTTCAGGAAAAGGGTCCGACATTGAATGATCGCATCAGCGAATACATAAAAAAAGTAGCAGATATATATATTGATACTTGAACTGAAAATGAAATGTTGCTAATATATGGTTAGGGACTAAATCAGCGTTCACCCTGACTGTAGCGAAAGGTCAGAGGTGAATTATATGAACGCAGGAAAGTATTATGCGGCCATGTATCTTCGTTTGTCGAGAGATGACGAGGACAGGGATGGTGTGTCCAAAATTGAGAGTAACAGTATTTCTAATCAGCGAGAGCTGATTCGTTCTTTTATCAATTCTAACCCGGATATCGAGTTATATGATGTGTATATCGATGACGGGTTCACCGGCAGTAATTTCAATCGGCCGGATTTCCAAAGGATGACAACGGATATTGAAGAAGGCAGGGTAAATTGCGTTATCGTAAAAGACCTGTCTCGTTTTGGTCGTGATTATATCGAATGTGGTAATTTTTTGCAGAAGATATACCCCGCAAAAAAAGTTCGTTTTATAGCGATCAACGACCATTATGACAGTCTGACGGCAAATGCCAGTGAGACTTCCATTATGGTGCCTGTGCGTAATTTTGTGAATGATTCTTATAGCAGAGATATTTCAGTGAAAATACGCAGCGCCAGACAAAGTAAGTATGAAAACGGAGAATTGATTACGCCGTTTGCTACGTACGGGTATAAAAAAGCGGATTACAACAAAAACCAGCTTGTGATTGATGAATATGCAGCTGGAATTGTTAAAAATATCTATTACTGGAGAATTATGGGGTATTCAGCGGATTCCATCGCACACAGGTTAAATGATCTGGGTGTGTTTTCACCGGCTGAGTACAAAAAGTTCAAAGGCTATAAATACAACTGCCCATTTAGCAAAGGAAGTAAGGGAAAGTGGAGCAGTAAAGCGATTCAAAGAATACTTACAAATCGCTTGTATTTAGGCCATTTGATCCAGGGGAAAACGGAATGTGTGAATTATAAGGTAAAAAAACTTGTACCAAAGCCGGAAGATCAGTGGATATGTGTGGAAAACACGCATACGCCCATTGTTTCAGAAGATGAGTTTGAAATCGTGCAAAACCTTTTACGTACAGACACACGTATCGATGCGGATACGAAGGAGCCGGATTTGTTTTCAGGACTTTTGTTTTGTGCGGACTGTAAAGAGCGTATGATTCGTAGAACTGTATTGAAAAATGGTTCGAAAACAATGGTGTATATCTGTTCCAGTTATAACAGAGGGGAGGGGTGTGAGCGGCATGAGATCGATGGGGGTGTCCTTAGATCCATCGTAGAAAATAGCGTATTACACTATGTTCGCCTGTTTTTGGAAAAGAAAGTATTGTTTGAGGTGCTGAAATTACAGGACGTCGATTTTAGTAAAATTGAAGTATTTGATAAGGATATTGTGCAGCTGGAGAGATATCAGCGGGAACTGATGAACTATAAGAATCGAGTATTTGAAGAGTTGCAAAAAGGGGTATTGAATCAGGATGAATATGGACGTTTGCTATCAACGTATGACCAGCAGTTGGAAAGTGTGAATCATGCCCTGTCTAAGAGACAGATGATGGTTCGCAAGATGTATACCGATGGTGTGGCGTCGATCCAACGGCTTCAGACGATGCGCAATGTGCTGGATATTGGGCATTTGGACCGCTATGCACTATGCTTTTTAGTAAAAGAAATCTTTGTATCAAATGATGGAAAGATTGAGATTCAATTCTATTTTGCGGACCAATTAGAAATCATGACCAAATCAATGGAAAATGCCAGGGAGTAATAAACTATGGCAAGGTTATCAAAGAGAGGTCTTAGAAAAGTTGGTGTAATAAAAGAAGAGGCAGTGCCTGTCTATAAGGCAGCGCTCTATGGCCGTATTTCAGTGGATTATGATCCTGAGAAGTCAGAGTCAGTGGAAAACCAGTTGCTGGTATGCAGGCAGTTTGTGGAAACGCAAAATAAAAAGGGGAAAGAGCGTTTTGAGATCATCGACGAATATCGCGATTATGGAAAAACCGGAACCAATTTTGAACGGCCTGATTTTCTGCGCTTGGAAGAGGATATGCGATTAGGGATCATCAACTGTATTATCGTAAAGGATCTATCCCGATTTGCCAGAAATTATCTTGAGGCGGGACGATATATTGAAGTGATTTTTCCTTTTTTGAATGTGCGCTTCATTTCGGTAGATGAATCTATTGATACATTTTCATCGGATTTTGATACACAGAAGTTTTTGCTGGAAATCAAAAATCTCTTGAATGACTTATACAGCAAAGATTGCTCTGCAAAACAAAAATCTGTGTTGAAACAGGAGCGAGAGGCAGCTTCTTTTACTGGTTCTACAGCCCCATATGGGTATACTGTGGAAAAGTGTGGAAGACGACGGGTCTTGGCTCCTGATGAACATACGGCGAAGATTGTCTCCATGATTTATGCGTGGTTTGTAGAACTTAAATGCTATAACCATGTGGCAGATAAATTGCATGAAAACAGAATTAACCCTCCGTCTGTGTACCGCAAGACGAAAAAAGTGTATGCAGAGAAAGAACAACCCTGTAAATACTGGGAGATTAGTACAATAAAAGGCATGATTCAAAAGGTGGCATATATTGGTGTGCTGGAGCAGGGTAAAGAGGAAGCGTTAATTCGAAAAGGAAAAATTAGGACAGATCCTTCTTGCTGGGAGCGCCATGAGAATAATCATCCGGCGATTGTAGAAGAGGAGGTGTTCTATCGTGCGAGCAAAGTGGCAGAAGAAATTCGTGTAAAAGCACTTGATCGTACCGATATGAATGTGGATATTTCAGGACTTCACAATATCTTCGAGTCTGTCATGTACTGTGGTATTTGTGGTAAAAGGATGAAACGACAGGTATATCGCCGCTATTTGGCAGACGGATCCACTGCTGCTTCAGAAGGATATGTTTGTAGTGGGGCTGGAGGGAGAACTGTAACGGAACAGTGCCCGGAAGTGGTGCGGATTCCAGATGCAACTTTGCGGGAAATCGTAATGTTGGAACTGAAAGCGGAATTTGGAGTGTGGCTAAAAAGTCCTAAGCGTTATGGTGATAAAGTAGAAATGGTGATTGTTTCTAAGGATGAGGCACTATTGAATGAGCTGGCCAGGATTCAAAGCAGACAGAGACATTTCGATCGTGAAGAAGTCAGATTATATCAGGAATATATCAATGAGGTGATAGGTAAGGATCAATATATAAAATTAAAAAGTGATATCGCAAGTCAGAGAGATAAATCTTCAGAATACATAGAAAAGATCAGAAAAAAGCGGGGTTCTATTGAAAAAGCGCGTGCAAGAGCGTTTAGGGCAGTGAATGCATTTCTAAAACTTCGTTCGGACAAGGTATTGTCAAGGGAAGTGGTGGATTGTCTGATAGAAAGGATAAATGTATATCCAAACCGCAAAGTGGAAATCTGTTGGGCATTTTCCGATCATTATATGCAGGAGGTGCTTGAATGATCTTTGTTGCAATTTATCTGAGGCTGTCTCGAGACGATATTGGAGAGTTTGGTGAAAGTGTCAGCATATCAAATCAGAGAAATTTGACCACGGCATATCTTGCGCAACTGACGGATCTTGGAAGATACCAGATCAAGGAGTATTGTGATGACGGGTATTCCGGAACTACCACAAATCGTCCTGGCTTTCAACAAATGATGGCAGATGTACGGCGAGGTATTATTAAGTGTATTATAGTGAAAGATTTCTCGCGATTTTCAAGGGACTATATCGAGGTGGGAAAATATATATCGCAGATTTTCCCTTATATGGGAGTACGTTTTATATCAATAAATGATCATTATGATAGTACAAAACAGGGGAATGGAGTTCTGCCATTGGAACTTCAGTTCAAGACACTGGCCAATGATTTGTATTGCAAAGATTACTCATTAAAGAGTAAAAGCAGTATCAATGCTCGATTGGAAAAAGGAGAATATGTGTATGATAAAGTACCTATGGGGTACAGGCTCATTAAGGAAGAGGGGAATCGAATCGTAATTGATGAAGAAGAGGCGCCTATTGTCCGACGTATTATAGACTTAGCTTTGGATGGAAAGAAAAAATCGGAAATAGCAAAAATACTTCATAAGGAAAACGTTCCTACCTGCAGTGAAATCAGGAAACTAAAGAAACGCAATCCAGAGCATAAGGCATTGTGGACTTCAAAGTACATTGCAAAAATCCTAAATAATCCGTTTTATGTAGGACATATGGTAATAGGAAAAACGCAACGAAAAATAGTTGGTTCTTCAAAAAACAGCTATGTGAGTCCTAAGGAATGGAAGATCCTATATGACCATCATCCGGCACTGATGACGGAAGAAGAATTTAAGACAGTTTCTTCTAAAGAATCAACAAGGGATTACAGCTCTATGCAAAAGAAACGTCATCCATTAGTGGGCAAGGTATATTGCGGTGGTTGTGGGTATGCAGCCAGATATCATGTGGATCACAAAAATCCAGAATATACATTCTTTCTATGTGGCCACGCTGCAGTATACGGGTATGAGAATTGTTGTCATAGATTCGATAGCAAGTTGTTGGAGGAAATAATACTGTTTGAACTAAAAAAAGAGTTAGAAGCGAGAGTGGATCTGGTCACTATGCAGAGAGAGCATCGCAAGGTTCTTCAACAAAGCTTATCAAGGACAGAAGAGGAACAAAGACAATTGGCAGATGAATATGCGAACCAAGAAGCATTGTTTGGAAAACTGTTTAATCAGTATGCAAATGGTGCGGTTGGTAAGGCTGAATATCTTAGACTAAAAAATGAGTATTATCTATTGACATTAAAGCTTTATGCTGGTATAATATTTTAGTTAAAATACGCACACAGAATATCAGTTTAAGATT